GAAACTGATGCGGGGCGGTCGACTCGTGACGCCCGCCGAGGCCGAGGACCTGCCGTCGCTCAGCCTAGTGGACGCCTCCTTGTGATGTCCAAGTAGAACCCTAGCGGGGCTGTCAACGACCCAGCAGCTTCACGTTCTTGACCATCCCGACCGGGATGTGCACGACCGAATCGACCTGTTCGGTGCCTTCGATGCGTGATTGGTAGAGCGTGACGTGATCCGGGCAGCCACCATCCTGTGTCGGCAATAGCCAGCCGACGCTGTGCACGACCGCTGGGGCCTGCTCGAGTTCGCCGATGGTGAGCCATCCGTCGGAGTCGCCGTGGCAGTCGTGCCAGGTGATGATCGCGAGGGTGCCGAAGTCTTCTAGTCGAGCCATACGACGAACTCTCCTGTCACTCGTCCTTTGTCGGGGTCGATGAAGTGCAGCCGTTGGCTGGGGCGTGCTTGGGCTGCGAGGTGTTCGGCGGCGTAGGCGTTGCCGGATTCGGGTGAGCCGGTGATGAAGACTCGGTTGCCGTTGCCGATCGTGGCGGAGATCGGGTTGTGCCAGTGGCCCATGTAGCAGTCGTCGAAGTCGGGGACGATGCCTGCGGCCCAGGAGGAGACGCGTTTGATGATGCCGAACAGCGGTGTGCCTGAGTAGGTGCGTATCTCGTCGCCGTGGACAAGCAGCACCGAGTATTTGCCGATGGAGAAGTGCTGGTACCAGTTGTCTGATTCTTGCCAGGTGACGTTCGGGAGGTCTTTGGTGCGGTCGCGGGTGATGCGGTAGGCCATGCGATCGATGTTGTCGCCTTTGGGCATGGTGCCGTATTTGCCGATGCGTCCGTGGTTGCCGTATTCGCAGACGACGCGGACGGTCTCGAAGTATCCGGCCATCGTGCGGGTGAGCCGCTCCATGATGCGCGACGCCTCAAAGAGTTGGTCGAAGAGGTGCGCCTCGATCTCGTAGACCTGCGACTCGTAGATCCCGACGCCTTCGACCATGTCACCACCGAGCATCAGCACGGCTTCGCGTACCGGGTGATCGCGGCGTTGAATGTCGGTGATTCGCATCACCTTCTCGGCGAAGAGGTCGATGCGTTTGGCGAGCGTCTCAACGCCGAATGACACGGTCTTCTTGCCGAGTTGCCAGTCGGTGGCGTGGATCAGCGCGACTTCAGGTCGTGCTTTCCGCTTGTCCACGGCAGGCCGCTTGAGAGGTTGTCCTCGCCCAGATGCCTTAGCCGCCGCAGAGGCGGCCTGATAGACGGCTTCGACGATGTCGTCGGTTCGTCGCTTGTTGCGGGCGGCTTCGGCTTGAGTCTTTCGGAGGAGCTTCTGGAGGTCCTCGATTTGTTGGGCTTGCTCATAGTCGCCGGTCATGACGGTGCGACGATGCTTCGGACGCGACTAATCGCCGAATAGGAGCACATGAACCCTTTGGCTTTGATGACGCGGTGGATTGCGGAGGTGCTGATGGCGGGGTCTTGGCAGGCTTTCACCAAGTCTTTCCAACCAGAGTCTCCGAGATGTTCCCGGAGTTTGTCGTCGATGCGATTACTTTTTGGTGGCTTTGATGCTTCTGCCTTGATTGCGTCTAATAGTTCTCCCACTTGTGCCTCCTGTGGCGTGCCAGTTGATGTGCGAATCCACCTTACCTTCGACTCTCTCGACCGTGTTGGATACCCGATCAAGGGCATCCATGACCGCCCCGTGGTCGCGGCGGTTCTCTTTGCGGAACTTGTCGATGATGGCGACGATGATTCCGCCGACGGCGGCGATGACCGCCCCGAGGACCGCAGCCAGACCGCCGTCCATCACGCGTCCGGCTCAGGCTTGTTGGTGATCCACTGCTTCACCGCTTCGGGTGTCTCATCACCGGCCACGAACCGCAAATGCCAGGGCTCGCTCTGAACCTCCCAGGAGAATCCGAACTTGTGGGCGTTGGCGAGCATCCATTTGAGACGTGCGCCGGATGCGTTGGCGATGTCTATCGCGATGCCGAGGTTGTGGTTCGAGGTACCCGGCACCGCCATCGGGGCCATGCCCTTCTTCAGGTACCAGGCTTTGCCTTTGTAGATGCGCGGCGTTTGCTTGCGGAGTTTCGGGCCGGGGTTGTCCGTGTAGCGCGAGTAGAACCCGTACTCTTGCGTTTCGAGGCTGCGGTAGGTGTCCGCTTGCGAGGTTGGGGAGAGATCGATGCCTTCGGAGTTGGCGGCTGCGTCCATTGCTTCGTATGCGTCAGCCGCACAATGATGAAGTTTGCCTTTGCCTTCAATGCCTCGTAGCAGCGACGGATCGAGTTCACCTGGCTTGACTCCTTTGAGGTGCGAGCAGAGCACGACTTTGACGACCGGGTATTTGTCTGCCACGGGTCACGCTTTCTTGCCGTTCGAGAACGCCTTTTTGATTTCCTCCGCCGTGAGGTCGCCGTCGACCGACGCGGCCGCGAGCTTCTGAATCACCTGGACGCACGCCATGATGCCTGAGAGCATCGCGGCTTTGGCGACGCTCACGCCGATGACGGCACCACCGGCGATTGCCGGGAGGGCGTTGGCGAGGAAGAGGGAGAACAACCGTTGCCCGAGGTCGAGGGCTTTGGCGATGGTCGCGTTTGATTTGATGTTCACGTCAGTCTGGCTCATCGTTCTCTCCTCGTATGGTCAGCCACAAGTGTACTGAAACGACGAGAGCCGTGACCAGCGTTGCCTGATACAACGTCGACCCGCTCAACGTCAGCAGGACGAGCGCAGTCCCGCCCCACGTCCACGAGTTCTCCAGAATGTACTCACGCCATTTCATCGTCTCTGCCTGCTCAAAGGTGCCACCACCGTCAGCAGGACCACGGCGTTCAACGTCTTGCGTTGCTCCTCAGGAATCCTAGAGCCTGGCGGATTCCAATCACGCTTACACCAATACACCGGTTCCTCACGCCACTCGACATCAACCTCACGACACTCCAGTTCGTAGGATTCGGCGTTGGCCTGCTGGGCGATCGCAAAGCAGGCGGGGATGCAGAGAAGCCAGCGGCTTATTGGCCGTCTGGTTGCCATTCTTCTGCCGTATTGCCTTCAGCAACCCAAGCAAGGTACGCCTTGCGTTCTGGACCGTTGTTCGTTTCCACATCAGGGAAGGACTGGATGCCGCCGTCGTTCAATCGGCGAAATATGTGTCTTGTCGTTTTATTGAACGAGATGATGTCGATGTAGCCGTACATTTAGAGTTCCGCCGAAAATCCTAGAAATGCCGCAGTGGAGTTATTGGCGCGCAACATGTAGGGACGATTTTGTGTCAATCCGGTGGCACCGGTTGCGGTGATATTTGGTGTCAGATTATGAGATTCGGAAAGAGCCAGACCAGTGAACGCATAATCAGCCGTTCCGAGTAGAACTATTTCAAGCGTTGATTGTTCAATGGATGTTGGCGCAACTCGCATCGGAACTGGCAGAGGCACAATGTATTCCACGGCTGTCGTGCTACTGGCGATACCTTGTGCAAACAATGTATTGAGCGTGTTGGCAGTAGAACGGAAATAGTACCGCTGGCATTTGGCGAGCGTGACTTCTAACTGTTCAGTCTCAAACGGTGTCGCAGCCGACCCAGCTTCTACCTGAACTCCCCAAACATCAAGAGTGAAAGTCGCATTGATTGGTACGAAGATTCGCAATCCCAGATATCCGGGAGTCGTTGTTCCGATTGTCTTTCCACTGATGCTGGGTACGGTAGTGGTAAATGAATACCGGGTCCATGTAGTTCCAATAACGACATTGTTGCGGAAATCCGTTGAAACATCGCCAGACGGGCTTCCTCCAGTGCCGAAGTTCTGCTCAAAGTTCAATGTTGGCAGCGTCGTGCTGGTCGCTGCTTTGGCCCAGAATGAAACCGTCACCGTTTGACCGGCGAATGTTCGGACGTCTTCCATTCGATTCTGAAACAGATTGTACGTCGCGCCGCTTCCGGCGACGGATTGATTGAATCTAAAAAAGAAAGCGGCTTCGTACCCTGACAATGGTGCACTTGCCGGAGTGAAGGTTTGCCGGCTGATTGTTCGTGTTGTGCCACTTCCATCCCATACGACGCTCCACCGATCGGATGTGTATGTAGCCGAGGCAGGATTGGAAAAAGACGTGCCTCGTTGCCATACATCAAACCCGCCGTTGATGATCGCGTTCAGTGAACCGCCTCGCATCGGCATACCCGCCCACGAGGTCCCGTGCGCCGTGTCGGCCCGATAATGCAAGATTTGATCGGTGTCTTGAACATAGGCAACCATGCCGGTTTCAACCGCTGTGCCGATCGCCGACCCGAGAGCTGCGGTGCCGGCGAAAACCTGTACGGACTGGTCCATCAAATAGTCCTGGACGTTGGCTGCCGTCAGCACCTCACCCGACTGAAACGTGCGGAACCCTGAACCCATGACCGCCTATCCTACTTTCGTGGCGAACTCACCGTTCGCAGAATCGTGTCGAGTCATCAATCAATCCTGAACGTGCCGTTGGCGTCGTATGCGTAGTAAGTGTAAATGCCGTTCGTGCCGACCGTCGGTGAACCAGTCGTCGTCACAGAAAACGGTGCCAGGTTCGCGGTGACGATTTGCAACACGACCCGACCAGAACCACCGTTACCGCCGACGCCACCGTTCAACGCCGAACCTCCGCCACCGCCGCCACGATTCGCAGTCGCGTTCCCGCCGCTCGTACCCGAACCACCGTTACCTGCGTTCGTACCACCCGTCCCACCGGTACTTCCACCTCCGCCGCCACCACCCGAATACGAAATCGCCGAACCCGTGTACGAGTTGCTCGACGCTGCACCACCAGCTCCACCAGTCGTCGTGCTCGCGTTCCCACCGACGCCACCAGCACCGCCACCACCGCCACCAGCCTGCGTCGTGGATTGGCCGCCAGCCGAACCTTGCCCAGATACGCCCGCACCGCCCGCGATGCCCGCACCGTGGTTCGCGCCGCCTCCAGAACCGCCGTTGATTCCGGTCGCGCTCGGGTTGATGTCGGTGAGAGATCCGGTTCCGCCGCCGCCACCGGCGACCGAACGAATGAACGACGACGCCCCGCCACTGCGACCGTGAATGTTCGCCGATGAACCCGCATTGTCGCCGCCTGCGCCACCGGCACCGACCGTCACCGTGTAGGTGTTGCCTCGTGCAATCAGATCCGTTGCGGTGAGGAACCCGCCCGCACCGCCGCCGCCACCGCAGTACGGTGTGCCTCGGCTGTATCCGCCTCCGCCTCCGCCGCCGACGAGGAGGTAGTCGACGCTTAGTGTGTTAGTCCGGCCACCGCGAAAAAAGATGGAGGCTGACGCGCTGGTGAAATAAACGACTCCGCCCTCCCACTGCGTCAATGTCGGTGCCGTACCGATAGCGGAGTTCAACGTCATGCCCGTACCGGCGGCGAGAGTAATCGTGCCGCTGCCGATCGAGTGAACCCACACGATGTCACCGGCGTCGAACGTCGCCGCCGGGATGGTGACGGTGCCTGCCGTGCTCATGTTCATGACTTCACGGGTGCCTTTGTCGGCGGCTTGCAGCGTGTAGTTGGCGGTCTGCGTGGTGACGGTCCAGTTGAAGTCGTTGGTTTGCAGGTCGGTCATCTTCTGACTGGAGAGCTGCGACCCGAAGGCGAACGTCTGCTTAGCCATGCCGTTTTATCCTAGACGAACCCTCGTATCGTTCAGTTGGTCCTGGTTCAGTATGAAGTAGGTGAGAAGTTGGGCTTGGCCGATGCCGACCGTCAACTGATGGATGCCGGGTGTGATTTGATGGGCGATGCGTTCGACAAACACGTCTTGGGTCACGCTGCTCGGTGATCCGACGCTGAATGTCTTGGTGACTGAGAGAACGTCGCCGATTTCAAGGCTGTCCAATGTTTCGATTTGACTGGCCGTGAGACCGTTCATGACGATGCCGATTTGCACGAATCGCGACAACGGTTCTTTGTATTTGAGCACGAGGTTGTCGGCGAGGCTTGTGGCTTCGGTGGCGTTCAACAACGGGAGCGAGTTCAGGCTGTAGTTGGAGATGCCGTACTCGCTGATCGATGTGGCGTCGGTTGCGGTGCCGACAGCGTTGCCTTTCGTGGTGACGGTTGCCGAGTTCCATAGCGTTTCTGCGCCGTACAAGACGTCGAGTGACTGGTATGGGATGGCTGTGCCGGCGTCACTGAAACTGGTGACGGGTGTCTGAAAGGTGAAGCCGATGCGGGATTGGAAGGTTGCGGTGCCGCCTCGACTGATGAAGAATCGGCCGTCCTCAGATTCGGCGACTTCTTGTAAGGCTGCTGCGACGCTGTCACCGTCGGCGTAGGCGAAGGTTCCGAGCGTTGCGACGCCGGTGGAAATGGCGCGGGTGGCAGTGGAATAGGACACTTCTGGTCGGTTGAGGATTGTGTTGACGCGAGCCGAGGTCAGTTCTTGGCTTGGGTTGAAAGCGCGAAGGGTGGTCTTGGCGAAGTCGACCATGTCGTCGACGCCGACGATGGTGCAGGTGGAGATGTTGGGTTGGGCGTATTCGATGTCGAGGTCTTGGACTCGGCCGACGAAGAGTGGTTCGTCTCCGGCTGTGCCGGCGTAGACCTGCATGTAGCGGCGTGGTCCGATGCCGTAGTCGCCTTCGTAGTACGGGGATGCGGTGTTGGCCGGGTCGAAGGCGCGACTGGATGCGCGGTCGTCGAGGACGATTTGGCAGACGCCTGGCTGGAACTGTGATCGGAGTTGATCGGTGCGTCCGCGGGTGATCCCGACCGAGAGGACGTATTCGGTGACGTCGACGAAATCGGTGGTGCCGTCTAGGACATCTGGTCCGTCTAGGAACGAGAAGTCGAGTGTGAAGACGTTTGCGAGGAACCCCGCATCCAACAACACCTTCAGGGTCTCACCCCACGGCATCACCTTCGCCATGTCAGGCCACGCGCATCAACGTATCAAGCGGACCAGCCACCGACGTGTACTGATCCAACACCTCAATGATTTCCTTCCCAACCTGATACGCGTTCCCACCGATACCAGCCGTCACATTCACGATGACCGAGGCTCCGCCGGTTGCAGTCGCACCGCCGCCAGCGGTACCCGTCGGCGTTGGCGTCGGTACACCGGGTAGCGGCGGGATGTTGAATTGTTTGCCTGCGTCAGCGGCAGCGGCCTTCAAATCGCGGTACGCCTGGGCAAGGTCTTTGATTGCTTTCTCTTCGTTGTAGATGGCTTCGTTGAGCCTGAAGGTCGCCTCTTCTTGTTTTTCTTTCGCGGCGTTGACGCTCTTCAACAAAGCGTCGTAGGTCGCCGAGCCTGGGATTGCGCCTTTGACGATTTCATTTAGTTTTGCTTGTGCATCGGACAGGCGAGTCGTGGATTCCAGTTGCGAATCGGTCGCATCAGCGACACGCAGTTTCGCTTCAGCCAAACGAATCTCAAGTTCGCGGATGCGTTGCGGTGTGCTTTCGGGGTCTTTGCGGGCCTCCGCCAATTCTTTTTCGGCGTCAGCGACCGCGAACACCGATTCTTCGACCGCATAGCCAGCCCGTTCACGATCGCGCTGTGCCCTGGCTAGGGCTCGTTCAGCGTCTTTAGCTTCCGCAGAATCCGAACCGTATCCGGCAACCGCACGGTTGAACGCCTCTTGAGCCGCCAACAAATCAGTGTTCGCCTGATCCAAAGACTTTTGAGCCTGTAGACGATTGCGTTGAGCGTTCGTGACTGAACGCTCGGATGCGGCTGTCTTGTCTAGTTGTTCCCTGTAGTCCTTGAGTTTTTCAGCAGCGGTTTTCGTTGCCTTGCCAGCGGCACCAGTGACGCTGGTGAAATCGGTCCCCGAGGCGGAACTCTTGATGAGGCTGGCTTCAAGGCGGCTGAGGCGATCTGTCGTCACCAGAGCTGAGCCGGAGACTTTGAGAAATGCGGTATCGGTCGCCAGAACCGCTCGACGCAATGCATCAAACTTGGCTGGCAGACCGGCCGTGGTTTTCGCAAGGTTCTCTTCTGCGACGTCTAGGGCAATGACCACCGCCGAGGATTTAGCGAACGCCATGACGTTGCCAGTGAGAGCAGAAATCGCCGCAGCGACCAAACCGATGTTCTGAACGAGGTTGATTGCGGAACCAATCGTTTCAAGGATTGCCAGCGTGACCTTCTCGAAAGTGTCAATCGCCTTCAGTCCGAACTCGCCGAGTGAGGCAATAGCGATGATTGAGGCCTGTTTGAAGCCTTTTTCACCAAGTTGATCCGCGAACACTTGTATGGCTGGCAGGACGCGCTCGTTGATGATTGAGACGAACCGCAAAAAGTAAGGGAGAAGCAGCTGACCGAGCGTGGTCGAGATGTTTTCAAGCTGTGCCTTGAGGATTCGTTGCTGGTTGGCCAAACCATCGGATGTTCTGGAAAAATCGCCTTGTGCGTCGGTCGTTTGCCTGAAAATGGCTTCCGTCGCGGCAAGCACTTTTTGCTGGGAAGTCAGTGCGCCGTTGCCGCTGTAAATACCCATTTCAAGGGCGATTGATTTGAGGGCCGCGTCGTTGAGCAGGACACCGAACCTGCGGATCGGTTCGGATTCGCCGCGAAGCGCAGCACCAATCGCTTGAATCGCCTCCTCGGGTCGGGTGTTGTTGAACGAGGCAAGGTCGGATGCCAGGGTGACGAACTTGGTGGAGAACTCCGCCAATGCGGTTCCCGAAAGTCCTGCCGATTTGCCGAAGATGCCGAAGGTGGCCGCGGCGTCGATGGCTTGTTGTTTGGTTTGTCCTAGTGCGGTTGCGGCGTTGTTTGCGAAGGTTTGTACCTCTTGCGAGGAGGCACCGAAGATTTGGTTGCTCTTGGAGATGGTTTCGTTGAGGTCGCTGGCTCGTTGGATTGCGACGAACGCGGCGGCCGAGAAGGTTCCGACGGCTGCCGCTCCGACGGCGGCGATTTTGGCGAAGGCGTCAAATCCGGCTCGCAGTCCTCCGAAGAGTTTTTCGGAGAACTCGTCTTGGAGGATTCGGCCTTGTTTTTGTAGTTTTTTGAACGAGGCTATTGCGTCGTCGGAGTCGCCCAGAATGCGGACTAGAAATGTGCGCTCGCCAGCCATGACACGGCGATTCTACTCCGAGTTGCGGACCGCCTTTTCTAGCCGACCCAAATCGTCGTAGATCAGCAGCAATGCTTCTCGTTTGGTCATGCCTTCGTAGCGCGACATGTTTTTGGGTCGCGTCCAGAAGTCTTCTCGCATCCATTCAAATGCTTCCCGTGGTTTGGTAACACCGGTTCGCTCGACGGGTGCTTTGAAGATTCGCGCTGGTTGGGTGATGTCGTTGATTGTCGGGTCGACGAATCGACCGCCGTGATACCGCACTTCGAACGGCGAACCCGCCTCGTGTTGCGGGAGGTAGAACATGCGTGCTGGGTCTTTACAGGCCTGGTCGACTGGCAAGCGCAAACGGGCGACGGTTTCTTGCCAAACGATGTGCCACCATTCGGCGGGCACTGGTTCGCTGAACGGGATGACGACGTGCCAGTGCGGATCATCGTCACGATGGGACCATGTGGTGTACGCGCAGTATTCGAAACGGTCGAGGTTCGCCTGGTCAAATCCTTGTCCGTCAAGGTCGGCAACGAAGGCGTGGATGTGGGTGACGTTGGCGTTTCCGCGGGGTTTGCGATGGCCGTAGGTGACGGGTGAGTACAGGTCGCCGTCTTGTTTTTGTTGCCGTTCTTTGTGGTGGTGCAACAGGTCGACGAACTGCATCCAGTCGTCTGTGATGGTTTTCGGCCATCGGGCTTGCAGGTTGTGGAATTTGACTGCGGAGAACAGGGCGGGCCTCCTTGGTTGTCAGACTACCGTATCGGCGGGTGTGACACGGTTATTTGAAAAGCTCTTGTTTCATGACGGTTCTGATGGCCGTCAAGTATTCGGTTGCGATGTTTTTCTTTTCTTTCCTGACGGTGGGCCAGAAGAAGTAGCCGGATCTGCCACGATGCCGAAGAAACTGGCTGGTTTGCTTGCGGGCACCACCACCGAACTCGGCACCGAAGAACACATCCCCACGAGTCACTTTGGTCTTGCGGTTGCGATTCGGGCGGCTTCTGGACACAAAGCCCGAATTGTGTGCAAGTTTGATGGTCGGCAAGCGGTCGCGTTGTGCCCGCATGCCCTTCATGACTTCCAAAGCTTGACGTGCCCTGGTGATTGAGGCGGCTTCTTTTATTGCTTCGTTGACGAGGAGTTGCGCCACCGCTTGACCGGCCTTCCGCATCTCCTTGTTGAAATTGGGTTCAATGCGTTGCAGGTCGTTGAGGATGTCTGTCAGTCCCTCAATCTGGATGGCCGCGCCGATTGCTTTCTCGTTGCGTGCCCCGCCAGGGAGGCGTTCGCTGACACGAAAAGCCGAGACTAGAGCCATGTCATTCTCGGTACGGTGTCGGGTTCATTTTCACCATTTTCCATCTTAGGTATGCCTGCATGGTGAACAGCATCCGTGGCGATTCTTGTAGCAGTTGTGACGGGGCTATGCCCGTTTCGCAGGACAAATACGCGATCAGCCAGTGGGCTGATTGCTCTCCAAAGGGACGATCCGGGCGTCTTCGCCACCGAGCTCCAGTTCCGAGACGGTCAGATTCCATTCGTCGAATCCGAGTGCGGTTTGTTTGTTTCGTTTTTCTGTATGCCAGGCAATCCACGCAAGATCGGATAGGCGCAGTTCGGTGTCCATTTTTGCAACGGATTTGTTGTGCGCGTTTTCGAACGCAATGAAGTCCGCGAACTGAGCGACCACGAGTTTACGTGTGCCTCCGTCGTAGACGACGGTCATGGGCAATTTCATTTGTTACCTCCGCAGGGTGAAGTTGATGGAACTAGGCGACAGCCTTGGTGATTGCGCCCGAGATTGGGAACGTCACGTCGGCAGTGTTGAGTTCGCCGACTGCGCCGTTGACCGGCGTCCATTCGGTGACGAGGACCGAGAAGGTGTACGACGGGTTCGTCGTACCGACTGCGGTGCCGTTGGGCTTCACGACGCAGGTGACTGCGGTCGAGCCGACGAGCGGGAAGAAGAGTCCGTCGATGGCGTTGTAGTCGTTGTGGATTGAGAACGTCACCGAGTTGTCGATGAGACCGGAGACGCGGGTGATCGCGGTGCTGCCGAACGCCGTGGTCGGCACTTCGGCTGCGCTCGTCGACAGCGTGACTGAGGCGACGTTCGAGCTGATGTCGGTGCCGTTGAACGTGATGTTGGCGTTGTTGAGAACGAGCTTTGCCATGACTATTTGTCTCCTGCCTTATCGGCCTTTGAGGGTTTCTTGACTTCTTCTGCCACCGGCGAGAGGACGCCTGCTGCAATCAACAACTCTACATTGTCAATTCCGCTTCCGTCCACAAACCCGCCCGGCTGAATGCCACTGACGGGAAAAGGACCAGAGACGAGGTATTTTGCCATGTTCTAAGCGTACACGGTCACTTGGAAATCAACGCTCAAATAGGTTGTGTCATTCGCGTCAAAATTCAAGATGTTTCGGGCGGACGTGCAAATAAGATCCTGGACGATTCCGCCGAGTGT